TTAGGCTTGTAAAGATTTTTCAAATACATCAACAGCAAACTGCTGCATTACCTCTGTATTAAATGTGTAAGTTTGCAAAGTGGTTTCAATGTTCTTATGTCCTAATCGTTCCATAACTGTTTTAGGGTTTACACCACCTTCCGCCAGTATCGTTCCATGCGTGTGGCGCAAACAATGGGCATGGAATAATACATTTCCAAGTTCATAGTGAATCACCCTTGCACAATACTTGAAGGAATCAGGTGAAACAAATGTACCATCATCTTTCACACATAATGGTATAAATTCTTTATATGCTACCGCAACATCAGCACGTACTTGTGTAATTGAATTATCGGGAAGCAGATAAGTCTTTAGGTATTTACCGCCGTATTTCATGCGATTTATATTCTGCTGATGTAGCGTAGATTTTAATACTTTTTCTAAGGTTTTACCCATTTTAATAGTACGGTAAGAATCATATTTTGGCGGCTTAATAAACCATGTCTTTTCTATCTTGACCAACTGACCTCTGATATGTAATTCATGCTTTTCAAAATCAACATCTTCTTTCAGATCAATGGCGAATGTTTCCCCGATTCTGGTACCGGCATGATAAGGTACGATCAAAGATGGATGAAAATAGCTACTCTCCGGGAAACGTTTCAGTATTCGGTCAAATTCTTCTTTAGGGCAAATATATTCTGCATGGGCTTTTGCGTCAACGTCTATTGGCATTTTTCCAACTTTGACAGGGATGCAAGGATTGGATTGAATATACTTTAGCGGTAATATTGCATAGTTCAACGCACCTTGTAAGCAGGTCAAGGTATTCTTGATCATGCTTTTGGAAAATCCTTTTAATTTCATATTGTCAATCCATTCTTGAATTTTATCAGGTGCATATTGGAAACTGCTTAACTTATAGATGCCAAAAGCAGGCTTTAAATGCAATCTGATTTTTGTCTCATAGTCACGATAAGTATTGTAAGAGTAACCGTGATCTATGTTTTTCTTTATTGCATTTTCAAGCCAGTAGTCCAAATAATCCGAAACAGATATTTCTTTTGGTGAAAATGATCTACCAGTATTATTGTATTCTGCAATAGCAGCTGCCCTTGCATCTAGGGCTTCTTTTTGCGTTTTAAATCCACCTTTTTCAATCTTATTTCTCTCCCCATTAATTTTTGCAGTATCAAAATAATAAGACCATGTCTTACCTCGTTTTCTAACACCTTCTGCCATAATATCATCCTCCTTGTTTGATTTTTGTTAAAAATGAGTATAAAAATAACAGCCATCGAATACATGTTCCGATTGCAAGGCTGTTTCGAAGATGATACAATATATTTGATGGATAACTGTACATCTTCGGGTGTATATTAAGCCGTTCAGTGCTGGTAACACTGGGCGGTTTTTCTTTATGCTAGTTATCTAATGGCATCGCTTGCAAGGTTCATAGCCTTGTGCTTGAGCATCACTTAACGACATTTGATAAGAAGTGGCAGGATTCATCTGTCCACAACTGTTATTGTTATGATATTTGCTTCCAGTAGCAGAGATCCATACCATTTGTGCTTGAGCTTGTTGTTGCGCCTGTAGAGCTGCCTCTTGTTCGGCAGCGATTCTAGCAGCTTCAGCTTCTTGCTGTGCTTGAAGTTCTGCTTGCCTCTGTGCTTCGAGTTGAGCTTGTTGTTCAGCTTGTCTTTGAGCTTCAAGTTGAGCTTGTTGTTGATCAAATCTTTGAATGTTTTCGTCAATTTGTGCGATATTTACTGTTGTGTGATCGCTATCCATTGTGTCGCTATTACAATACACGTTTGGTATGTATTGGGTTAAGTTTTCGCCTATGTCTTTTCTTACATCGCCGTCATTGCAGTGATAATACAATAAATATCCGTGCCACATAAGCTGTTCCATTAATGCGTTATCGGTAAAATACTGATGATTTAAGGATTTTATTTCATTTACGATTTGATTAGCCTGTTCATCAGTCAGAGATGATGCATTTTCTTTTGCCGTAATGCTAATTTGCTCAACACGGTCAGAGTGATTTTCGTTTGCTGTGAAGAGTGGTGTTGTTAGCAGATCCGCATTTACAGGAACGGCAGTTGGTATAAAAGTCGGTTTCTTTTTCTTTAAATCTTTCTTAGCGGCAAGTTTTTTCTTTTTGACATCCACCACTAGTTTTTTACTTTTAACTCCTTGATGGTCAGCCCAAATTTTATAGGTTCCCGCCTTGGAGGCAGTGAATACTATCCCATCATCAGAAAAATCTATTTCTCCACCAGAAGATTTATAGGCTGATTCAGGAATCGTATAACTATCTGGCGAGACAGATGTTTGAATTGGTATCGATTGATTCACATAATAAGTTTTTGAATCATCCAGTTCTAACGAAATGCTTTCAAGATCTGGAGAAAAGGCAGCACTACCAATTCCAAAAATAAGTAAAAAGGCAGTTACTATACCTTTTACTGATTTCTTCCAGTTTGAGTACTTCCACATCAAGAAAAGTCCCACTGGGAAGAAAAATACAAGCCAAAAAACAATCCATCCTGTTCGTTTATACCAAACAGTATCGTCATGATTATTAGGCGGCATATTGTTACTTGATGATCCGCTATAATGTTTCGGAGTGTTGTAGGCGGGAGGAGCTTGTTTAGCGCCTCCTACTGTTTTTACATAGGAAATTCCAGTTCCTGGTATTCCGGCAGATACAGTCTTTTTCCCTTTTGAGTTCACTGTGTAGTGAGCACCCTTCGTTCCAATGGTAGCACTTACACTGTTTTTGTTTAAGTTAATTTTTAGCCCTGGAGCAATTTTTATACTTTTTCTAAATCGTAGCCCCATATCTTTTCCTCTCTTTCCCCTGCAAATGTTTCTTTCGTAACGCCACATTTATATATAATCTCTTAAGAGTTATATATCGATATGTTCCCCAACAGCCAAGTTCGGGATGAAGTAGATAACATAGTTGTCAATAGTAGTACATATACCATATTTGTCTCGGTAGCAATCAATAGCCTCCTGCAAGAATTCCTCTGTCACTTCGAGAAATTCTGCTATTTCATGCCTGCTTTGGCATCCGGCATTAAAAGCATCTATGATGCCACGCAATCCGATCATCCGGTTATACCCATGTAATCGTCCTTTTTGCTCCTGCTTTAAATTTTCAATATTTTGCAGATCAACTATATCACCAACAGCAGTATGGTAATGCCCAATTTCTTCTGCCAAAACACAAGCCTTTTCTGCTGTTGTTTCTAATCTATCGGATATTGCAATTCTATTTTTATATATCAAGCCATCGCTACTGGATAGAGCTTTTTCACGGACAACAAGTCCGTTATTACTTGCCTCTTCCAAAAGTTCTTCGTAAATCGTCATTGTGTTACTCCCATTCAGAGTCATCCATCATGATGTCTTTATCGTGTTTTCTCATTTCATCGGTTACTTTAATATCAGTACGTTCGTGAGCTGCCATCACAGATAAATCATCATCCATTTGTTGTATGGATAGTAGTTGTTCGATGTAATTATCAGCTTTTCTTCTATTTATCTCAATCAACTGCAAATATTTTTTAAAATGATTCTTTTCTTTCGGAGATAATGCTCCAATGTTATCGATTATGTTTTCGAGATTATCATTTTCAAATACATTTTCGATGGATTTATCGGTAGATGGCTCTAAATCCATAAGATAGGTTGGCGAGCAATCAAAAATTTCTGACATTTTCGCAATGGTAGAACGCTTTATATTTTTAACTCTTCCATTTTCATATTTTGCTATTGCAGATTTTTGAAGCCCCAGTTTTTGCGCAAGCTCTTCTTGGGTGAGCCCAACTTCTTTTCTTTTGCTCTTTATTCTATCTGACATTGCCATGTTTTTGTTCTCCTTTCGATGTGTCTTAATTTTACTACATCAAATATGAAATTGCAAGCTTTTTGCGTAAAAGTGTCTTAAAAATATAAAAAAGTTATTGACAATAAAGACACCTAGTGATATTCTGTACGTGTCTTAAAAAGACACAAATAAATTAAAGGAGGTTTCGCAGGATGAATAAGAACATGCTAGAGTCGGTCATGAAACTAAATGGCGACACGGGAACTTCTCTTGCTCCTTATTTAGGGATTGCACGAAGTACATTTTCCGCAAAAATCAATGAAACAAACGGTGCGGAATTTACTCAAGGGGAAATTTCTAAAATTAAGCAGAAGTATTCTCTGTGTGGGGAAGATATTGAAAAAATTTTTTTTGATTAAAAAGTGTCTAAAAAAGACACCGATAGAAATTGGAAGGGAGATTAAATGAACAATTTAACAGTAATCGAAAATGAACTTGTCCCAGTATACGAGACAAGCACGGGAGAAAAAGTAGTATACGGTTCAGAGCTGCATGAAGTTTTAGGTGTAAAGAGCAGATATAGAGAGTGGATTGATAGGAGATTGCAAGATATTGATGCAGTAGAAAATGAAGATTTTCAAGCCGCCGAAATTTCGGCGCCTTCCGGACAGACTAAAAGGGACCATATCATTAAACTTGACACCGCAAAAGAAATGGCAATGCTTGAGAGAAATGAAAAGGGCAAGGAAGTACGCAGATATTTTATCCGTGTAGAGAAGAAATACAAAGTAGCATCCCTTGCCACACAAGAACTTTCACCGCAGTTACAAGTCATGATTAACCTAGAAATTGAACAGAAGCGTCAGGCGGAGAAGATTGAGCATGTGGAAGAACGGATTGAAAGCATTCGGGAAGTTGTGGCAATCGATACAACATCATGGAGAGATGATACCGGAAGAATTTTAAGGAAAATCGGGATTGAGTGCGGAGACAGCAAGTCTTATCAAGATGTAAGGGCAGAGTCCTATCAGTTGTTGGAAAAGGGCATGGGAGTGAATGTAAAACAGAGACTTACTAATAAGCGTAGAAGAATGGCAGATGAGGGAGTTTGTAAATCCAAAAGAGATAAATTGAATTATCTTGACGTGATTGCGGATGATAAGAAGCTGATCGAAGGGTATACAGCTATCGTGAAAGAGTTGGCCATCAAATATGGGGTGGCGTAGTCAGAGGACAGAAAATAAGGAAGGAGGCAAAGCAGATGGATGCTAAAAAAATAGAAGACGTCTTAAAATCGCTGGAAGGAATTTCGTATTCAGATTGGGTGAAAATAAAAATGGGCATAGATGAATATTACCGTGTCGAGTCTGCAAAAAAGCTTAATAAGATGCAGTTAGCAGACTCGATCACGATAATGCCACTTATAAAGCGCTATTGTTCAACAATTTGAATAAAGATAGGGTTGATTCTGTAATCTGCGCCTTTGTAATAGATGTGAACGTAATCCAGTTGATAATAGCTATCTTCGGCTTCTCGTTCAAATGGGGCAAAAATTGTGGCATTTTCTTCGTACCACACTGTTGGTGATACGTGATAAGATCCCATTTTACACTCTGGGTCATCGTTAAGACACACCCAATTTCCAACGAGACAAGCATAAATTTTTTTCATATTTAAAATTCTCCTTTCATAATACTCGGCATGGCGGTGCCTGTATTTACAGTATAGAAGGGTAATGAGAAAAAACAATGAAGTGGGTGAAATAGTGAGTAATAAAAAAGTATGGATTCCAATAATCACAACATGTGTAATCATTGGAATCTTACAAGACTGGGTATGCGCAACATTATTATTTTTGTTTTATTGCTTTGTGTTATGGAAAAATTAATCTTTTATGTTATCGATATAAGAGTTTAATTTCATCAGAACAAAGAATATGAACATATAAGCAACAACTAAGATAGGAATAGTATGAGCTTGAGGTAATTTTACAAAATAGCACATAAAAAGAATTGGCGAAAAAATCGCAAATACATTAACCCATGAAATAATCCACTGCGCTTTTTGTTTGAAGGTCATGCGAATGAATAAATCGTACCAATTTTGAGAGGGATATCCAAGTGATTTTTTTAAAAGTTCGTAGTCTATATCTACTTGATGTTTTATGAGTTTTAGAATTTTTGAATAGTCCTCATTAGATAAAATTGCAGATTTTAATTCTTTATTCAAATTATGCAGTCCTGGAAACGTAAGAACATAATTTTGCTCTAACACAGAATTTAATTTCTTGCTATATGAAAGAGCCGATTTTTTGGATATAGGGAAAGTCATATTACCGAAAAGCCGGAATAGTGGAAGGTAGACGTTGTCCAATTGTTGTTGCTTAATTTTTAGTTTATTCGGCTTTAAAGTATTGTATTTTGCAACGTAATATGTAGTGACGGCAACAACAAAGATACTAATAAGATTTAGATAATTTTCGTTGTTGATTAACTTTTTAAGTGCGTCAATAATTTCTCTAATAAAATCCATTTGCAAGAAAGTTCCTTTCTTCAGTAGTAATTATCCCGACTGGTACTCGGTAATTACAGTATAGGAGATATGTAAACAAATGGCAATAAAGATAAAACGAGGTGATAACAATGAAATTCAGTGAAAAATTAAGACAAGCTATGAAGGAATTAAATCTCAATCAGCGGCAGGTGTGCGGTCTGACGGGGAAAAGTAAAGGATCTGTCAGCCAGTACCTTTCTGACAAGCAGATACCGTCAAGAGATGTTCAGGCTTCTATTGCAGTATCACTTGGACTTGAAGAAGACTATTTTTCCAAGAAAGATGAAACGGTTGTTGTGCTCCCGGCGCAAGAAGTAAGGAATGAAATTATTCCTAAATTAGAAGTTGAGGAAGCTGCGAGATTTTTTGGGATGCATCCTACTACTGTGAGAAAAGGATTGCAGCAAGGTGTGTTCCCGTGGGGATATGGTATTCATACATCTGAAAATAGATGGGTGTACTTCATCAATGCAAAACGGTTTGCGGAGATCGAAGGTGTGGTGATATGAGCAGATCAATAGCAGGAATTGAGAAAGGAGGTGGACAAGCATGATTTTTGGGAAATTATTAAACAAAGATGGAGAAGTAGAGCAGTATGAGAAGAGAGAAACACTTGCAAATGTCATTCCGTTTAGACCAAAAAGAGGGTTGGAAGATTTGCAGCTGATTGACATCTCACGACCAATAAAAAAGAGCGCACGGTATGTAAACCGATAAGCGCCCTTGCACATAATAATCATCTTATATGATAAGCGATAATAGGAGGAAAATCAAGATGAAAAAATTTGAATTAACCAGTGAATTTGTGACTTTTTTAGGAAAGAAGCTTTTTAGAATCAAGGCGCTGATCTCTTTTGGGAATGTGGAAGAGGGAGAACTTGGTGGATATGTGGAGAAAGAAGAGAACCTTAGCAACGATGGCAATGCTTGGGTGTCCGGCGATGCTTGGGTGTACGGCGATGCTAGGGTGTACGGCGATGCTGAGGTGTACGGCGATGCTGAGGTGTGTGGCAATGCTAGGGTGTACGGCGATGCTTGGGTGTACGGCGATGCTAGGGTGTACGGCGATGCTGAGGTGTGCGGCAATGCTTGGGTGTCCGGCGATGCTGACTACGCCACAGTGCATGGATTTGGCTCCGAATATCGTACAACTACATTTTTTAGGACAAAAGCAGGAGATATTGGCGTGAGATGTGGTTGCTTTTATGGCACTTTGGAGGAGTTTAGAGCAAAGGTAAAGGAAACGCATGGGGAAACTAAGACTGCGAAAGAGTATTTGATGGTTGCAGATCTTATGGAATTTAGATTTTTGAAGGAGGAAGCATAGATGAAAAAATGGGAATTTAATGATGATATACCGGCAGAGGAGGCAGTAGGGCTAATTCGGGCGGTGGCGAGATTCTACGAAACTGTTAAAGATGAGTATATATCGTCGACTGATAGAACAGTTTTGGCAATATTAGGAATCGAAAGGGTTGGTGAGCTGCATGATTGAGCCTATCCCTAATTACGACGACAGAAAGACTACACCGCCGGATGAACCGGAAGCAAAAGGGTATTGCACCATCTGTGGTCAGCCCTTTTGGGAGGGCGATGCTATTTACACGGTAGACGGATGTGTCTGCGAAACGTGTTTGAAGGAAAATTACAGAGAATTTGCATAGGAGAGATGAAGTTATGACATTTGAAGCATTGCAGATCGCAAATAAAGAAATTAGCACGATTGATGTAAAAGGTAAGCAGTATGCAGAAGTGAATCAAAGAATCAAGGTTTTCCGCATGTTGTTTCCGAACGGATCTATTACTACTAAGATAGAGTCTTTGCAAGATGGTATGTGTGTGATGTCGGCAGAAGTAAGGGATGAATTTGGCTCCATTCTAGGTGTTGGACATGCCTATGAAAAAGAGGATTCAAGCTTTATAAACAAGACATCTTACATAGAAAACTGCGAGACTTCAGCGGTTGGAAGAGCACTTGGAATGTGCGGAATTGGAATCGATACAAGTGTTGCGAGTGCAGAGGAAGTATTGAACGCCATAAAGCAACAAAGCGAATCGGCTCAGATCACAGCAGCGCAAGTAAAGACATTAGAATCCTGCATTCCGAAACACGGTCAGACTGTGGAAAACGTGTGTCGTTACTATAAAGTTTCCGTTTTGCAAGATTTGACCGTAAGACAATTCATGGCGCTTATGCGTAAGATGGGTGAGGAATAATGAAACTCACCGGAATATTAAAAAAGCCGATTATTGATTACGATACACTGCGCCCAATGCCTGTATTTGCTTCAAACGAGGACTTTTCGCAAGCCTATGAAGAGTTGAGAGGCTACGATAAATTAAGCCTTGAAATCAAGCCATATCGCAAGAAGAGGAGCCTCGATGCAAACGGATATTATTGGACTTTAGTCGCAAAGCTGGCAAGAATCATGAAGATGTCTAATCCGGAACTACATAACAAGCTGTTATGTGAATACGGCTATCCAGTCATCATAGATGGACAAGCAGTTAGGACACCGCTTCCAGATACTGAAGAGACTGACCGAAAGGTGCGGGATGCAATGGAATACCATCTAAAACCCACCACAGAAGTAAAAGAAGGGAAAGACGGCGTTATGTATCGGACCTACCTTTTAATGCGCGGGTCCAGTACATATAACACCGAGGAGATGGCACGTCTGATTGATGGACTGATTGACCGTTGCAAAGAAGCAGGCATGCCGGATTGCGAGATTGTATCGCCAGATGAAAAGCGAATTTTAAAAGAGAGGTATGGTGTCAATATTGACCAAAAGACTGGAGAGCATTTTTACTGATGACATGAATCATTGCATGTTTACTGGAAGTTGCAATGTGGAGCGACACCATATCTTCCATCACACACATAAAGAGCGGATGCTGAGCGAGGAATATCGCTTTATTGCACCGCTTCGCCGGGATCTGCATCAAAACGGAAGGTTCAGTGTGCATCAGAATCCAAACGGAAAACTTGATATTTATTTAAAACAGCAGTGCCAACGCTACTATGAGGAGCATTACGGCACAAGAGAGGAATTTCGGCAGGAATTTCGCAAGAATTATTTATAGCCTTATGTCTCTTAGGAGTAAGGAATATATCACATGTAACCGTAAATTTGTTTCATCTCCTGTCGATTACGTCTGTCCGGCAGGAGAGAAAGGAGAAAGCATGGTAATTACAATCCCGGGTAAACCGGTTGGAAAAGCAAGACCGAGATTTCGCAGAGTCGGGAATAAGGTTTTTACATATACGGCGCAAGAAACGAAAGACTACGAAAAGAGAGTCGCTGTCATTTACAAGAAAGAGGGAGGGGAAATTTATTATGACACCCCCGTCAGAGTGCGTATCTTAGCCAAATACCCTATTCCGAGTAGTTGGTCTAAGAAGAATAAGGCTAAAGCATTAAAAGGCGAGATTAAGCCAAATACAAAGCCTGATGTAGATAATATCGCCAAGATCATTCTCGATGCTTTAAATGGTGCAGCATATACCGATGACAAGCAGGTCACAAGCCTTGAGGTCGAGAAGATGTATTCCGAAAATCCTTGCGTGATGGTTTATGTTGCGGAGGATGAATAATGGCAAAAAAATACTTTTGGTTAAAGCTGAAAAATGATTTTTTTACTCAGCCTAAAATAAAAAAGTTGCGGAGAATTGCTGGTGGCGATACGTACACCATAATTTATCTAAAAATGCAGTTGTTAAGCCTAAAAAATGATGGTCGATTATTCTACGAAGGGATAGAAGATGATTTCCCTGAAGAAATCGCATTAACGATTGACGAAGATCCGGAAAATGTAAGAGTCACAGTGCAATATCTACTGTCGCAAGGGCTTATGGAAAATTGCTCAGAATCTGAATATGTGATGACCGAAACACAAAACCTGATCGGTTCGGAAACTGATTCAGCGCGTAGAGTTCGCAAGTCGAGAGAACGAAAAGCGTTACAATGTAACACCGATGTAACAAACTGTAACACAGAGATAGAGAAAGAGATAGAGATAGAGTTAGATAAAGAGAATAGAGATAGAGTAAATTATCAGCAAATAGCTGATATGTATAATGCCACTTGCGTGTCATTCTCTCGGATTACGGTACTTTCTGAGAAAAGAAAAAAAGCAATTAAAGCACGGTTGAGGAAATACTCCGTTGATGACATCCAAAGAGCGTTTGAGATGGCTCAAGAAAGTGATTTTTTGAAGGGAACAAATGGACGTAATTGGTCGGCTACGTTTGATTGGATCATGTGTGATGCAAACATGGCTAAAATACTGGATGGCAACTATGCGAATAAAGACAATCACAGAACGGAGGGAAGAAATGACACTGGAGGACAAGCTGGAAGAGATGAAAGCCTCACGGAAATGGCAATCAGAGCAGGAATCGGGGACAGCTTTGAAGGATTCTGATGTATGCCCTAAGTGCGGAGGTACCGGATGGATTCCTTACGAGCAAGACGGAATGCTATTTGCAAAAGAGTGTGATTGCCGTGAGAGCGATTTAATGAGCCATAGATTAAGTTTTGCTAACATCCCCGATACATTTAAGGACAAGGAGTTAAAAACGCTTAAAACAAGCGTATACGCAACCGCAGATGGCAAGCAAAAGTTTCTTACCGCTTGCAACATCGTAAAGCGATACATAGATAACTTTGACGATATGTTAGAGGCTGGCATGGGATTATATATTGTCTCTCGGACAAAAGGCAGCGGAAAAACAAGGATGGCTGCAAGTATTGCAAATGAGCTTATGAAAAAACATAAAAAGCAAGTGAAATTTGCGGTGTCTACACGGATTTTGGACGAGATCAGGAACACCTGGAAGAAAGACAGCGAGTATGCAGAAAGCCGATTGATAGATCAGTTGTGCTTGGCGGATGTGCTGATTATCGATGATTTCGGAGTTGAGAGAATATCTCCGTGGGTGCAGGAAAAGTTCTACAACATCATAAATGAGCGGTACATACACAAGAAAGTGACGATTTATACAAGTAATGTGCCGATCGAGGAGCTGAATTACGGGGACAGAATCACGAGCAGGATCAAAGAAGTGAGTTATCTCATGGAATTCCCGGAAGAAAGCGTCAGGGATTTGATCGCAAAGCGGCACAACAAAGAAATGCTTGAAAAATTGGCGGAAGAGGCAAAGGGTAGAAGTGCAGGAAAGTCAATTTTGACATAAAAGAAGGGGCAGACTAGATGAGGAAAAATGGAAGTATGGCAGCATTTATCTATAAAGGGACGAGGTAGATAAGAGAATGGATAGAATTAAGAAAGTGACGAAGAAAAGCTATAAAGGTTGCGAAGCTTGTAGATGGCAACGGTTAAATGGCGGCACTTGCAAAGGCGGTAAGGCAAGATGTGGGCAGTTTGTAGCGGAGAAGGAATGAGGTGAAATAGGCATGTTAGGCAAATGCAAAGCACCAAACACATGTATATGCAACTATGATTGCTGCTGCATAGAATGTCCGGAACATGACATTTGCAATATGCAGTGCGTAGACGTGGATGAGTACGAGTATTGTGTGGAGTGTCCGGAGTATGAGGAGGAGTAATACATGGATGGGAAGAAAGTTAGAGAAGCAATAGAAGATTTTAAGGAATTATCTATCCAAATGCGAGAAAGAGGATTTAGTGGAGCTTCTAAGCATTGCGATTTGGCAATCGAAGCACTGGAAAAGCAGTTGCCTATGAAAGTGGAATATGAAGGCGGATTTAGCAACAATGGTTTTACAAGGTATCGAATGGCGAAATGCCCTGATTGTGACAGATGGCATAGCAGTAGAGACGAGATTATCTATTGTTCAAAATGTGGACAGAGATTAGATTGGAGTGAATGACATGGAAGAATTAAAGAAATGCCCATTTTGCGATGGAGAAGCAAGTCTTAAAGTTAATCATGGGTTCGGAGAAGAAGTTATATCAGCTTTCGTGTACTGCGAGGAATGCGGAGTTGCAACACGAAATTGTGCTTTAGAATCTACGGCTAGAGGAACATGGAATAGGAGAGTGGAAGAATGAAAGAGGAGATGGTTGAAGTTTTAATTAAAATTGCAAGCAAATGCAAGACTAAAGACGGATGCCGTATTAAGATCACAACCCCAGCAGGACGTTATTTAGATACCTTAATCGTAGAAAAAGCGTATGATAACGGAACAATTACGGGATATAGTGAACACATGGATATTGATACAGCTTATTATATTACGGATGGGATTGGAATTGAATTTTTAAATTGATTTTATGAGGTGAAAAATAAAGATGAAAAGAGAAATCCTTTTTAAAGCAAAGAGAATAGATAATGGAGAATGGGTAGAAGGTTAGTATACATATATTACCAATCCGCTAACAGAAGATGGTAAACCGATAAAACATCTGATTTGTAATGGAACTAATATATTTAATGACTTGATTGACCCAGATACTCTCTGCCAATACACAGGACTTACCGACAAGAACGGTCGGAAGATTTGGGAGAATGATATTGTAAAATGTCTTAAGAGAACAGAAGGATACGAATTGTATCAAGTTGTATGGAGAAATGAGTTCGCAGATTTTGGGGTAGAGCCGATTAAACCTAAATACGGAGCGAAGTATCCAATTGGACTAAGTGATGGTGTAACATTGTGTGGACATGATTATAGGGCTTTTGGAAATATTTTTGATAATCCAGAGTTGTTGGAGGTAGAGTGATGAGAGTCATAAATGAACATGAATGCAAAAGTCTTTCATCGCAAAATTACAATGATGAAGAAATGGCTGTGCAAGAAATGGTGTTGGATACGAAACACGGAGTTGAGTACAAGGGATGGTATTTGGTCTTTTATGGTAAAGAGACAACTGTGGCATTTGGAATCAAATATTGTCCGTATTGCGGAGAACTATTGGAGGAATAGAGAATGAACGTACTAGAGAAGATTTTGGAAGAGATGAAGAAAATTAAAGATGGAAACAGAAAGGAAAAATTGTATGGAAAATATCCGCCACAAAACAAAAGGTAAGAGACTCTAAATGCCTATTCGCAAGGATATGAAGATGGTACGGATAATTTTTATAATGCGATTATTCCGATTATCCGTTCCCACATGGACGAAGCTTCAGATATGCACGGAAAGAGGTTGATTGATGCGAATGCACTAGATGAAGAAGTGAGAAATTTCTTCCTCACAATTATAGGTGATCCAAGCCAATCAACAGTAGTCAGAGAATGTAAAGAGTCATTTAGGAGAATGATTGATGAGCAGCCGACGGTATATGAAACTAATGACTGGATTCCGGTAGAAGAGAAGCTCCCGGAAAATTTAGAAAAAGTCCTTGTTTGGTATGAGTATTTCCGGTATGGAGAATACAATTGCATGTTTAAAACATTTGGTATTGGGTGGCAACTAGATGGACATTGGAGCGGAGATGTTAGTGGCACGAAAGCACGATGCATAGCATGGCAGCCACTTCCAGAACCATATATCAAGAATCCAAAATAGACACACCTTTTGCATTATAAACAGCCCGAAGGAATGTATGTATCATAGCAGTGGTCATCATCATTCCTTCAGGAATTTGGAAAGAAAATGGATTGTCTGGAATGGAAAGAAATTCCTGGTATAAAAGAAAAGTTTCGCAAGATTCGTATTTTGATAATTCATAGAAATGCCTCCTTGAGATAAAAAAAGAATTGATAAGGCAATTATAACATTTAAGGAGCACATGGTAAAGGAGTAAGAAAAACCAAAACAGCATATTATAAAGTATCATGGGAAAGAATGGAGAGAATAAAATGATAGAAGTAATATTTGCAGTAATGCATCTTATTGGAGTAGGGATGATTCTTTTGGTGACGTTGTTCTTTGGCATCCTTGCATGGTCCGCTAGAGACGAAAGGGAGTGAAGAGATGGAGCATAGAAGAAACCGTAGGCAGATGAAGATGGACCAGGAACAGCGCTATGATGAAATGGAAAGTCATAAAGCACCGGACAACGCCGTGAAAGCATTTAAACGTCCGGCATACCAAGAATATAGCGTTAAGCAGTGTTTGAGAAAATGGGGAGTTGATTTGAGTGGGAAGATGGAGAAAGGGGATTGATGCCGGTGGACAAGCAGATATTAATCGAGTACGCAGATATGAAAGAAGAGATTAAAGACCTTAGAAGACGGATACAAGAGGATAAGAAAGCACTGGATAAGCTAAACAAGACAGTTGTTACAGATTCTGTGACTTGTGGAAAGAAAGGGAAAAAGCCACTTCGGACAGTAAAGATACACGGTAAGCCTACTATGGCCATTATCCGGAAGCAGGCTGCTTATGAAAGAAAGATTGCACAGTTAGAACTGCTGGAAGCTGATCTGCTCGAAAAGCAAACACAAGTGGAGGAATACATACAGCAGATAGAAAAGAGCAGGCTCAGAATCATGTTTAGGCTATATTACATAGACAATCTGACGTGGGAAATGGTAGCAATGAAGATGAACTACATGTTTCCACAAAAGAAAATCCCATTCACGAAAGATAGTTGTAGAATGGCACATGATAGATTTCTTGAAAAAGTTTTGTAAATGTTCGCCACTGTTCGCTTCAAAAGTGGTAATATGGTATCATACCCGAAAAGGGAAAATGATTATAACACTGTTTCTCACTAAGGCGCCCTGCAAAAGCGGGGCGTTTTCCATGCCATGAATGGATAAGTAGGTTCGATTCCTACACATGGCTTAGTAGCATATCACGGTAAATATTAAAAATCCGGAATGTCGTGGAAGTGCTACGGTATGATATCACGAAAGGCAGATATCCGCAGATCTGCCAAGTAAACAAGTAGACATGATCTATATTTAGTGTTTTAGTCCCTGAGTGCGGATAGGGGAGAGGATGTCAATAAAAGGCATCCTACGGGCGTATAGCTCAGTTGGTAGAGCGATGGTCTCCAAAACCATATGTCATCGGTTCGATTCCGATTGCGCCTGTTGTGGACTACTGCAACCTCCTTTCTTTTGGTTTTGCGTTGTTTGGTTTTTTGATTATTATGCAGTAGTCCTAAATATTGTATTGCAAATGAGAATGTATTGCGGTAGCATATATGATATAAGATATAGGGGAGGTATAATTTGATGGAATGGTTGACGGAAGAAGAACAGTACAAAGATAGTTTAACCAGTAGAGAGATCGAAAGAATTAAAGATGAAGAACTTAGAAATATTAGGCGAAAATACCATGAACGTATGCTAAGAAATTTCCATGATGAAAAGAATATTAGTGATAAAGAACTCATGAAAATATGGAGAGAAGATCAAGAAGAAGAGAAAAAAGAAATTGAAGAATATAGAAAGAGAAAAGGCATCTGATTAGGTGCCTCTTTTTGTGCTAAAAATTTGGAAGGCGGTGAGTCCAATGACAGAGAAACAGAAAATATTTGCAGATGAGTACCTGATTGATTTGAATGCCACACGGGCTTACCGCGCGGCATATCCGTCTGTAAAGAAAGAACAAACGGCAGCACAAGCAGGAAGTAGGATGTTGAGAAATGTCAAGGTTGCCGCATATATTTCTGAGCGAATGGAAGAGAGACAGAAGAGAACAGAGGTAACACAGGATCGAGTTGTACAAGAACTTGCTGCAATTGCATTTGCAAGAGCAACAGATTATGTCGAAGTTAGGTACAATGGTGTAAACAGTACTGTTGTTATAAAATCAACTGCAGAGTTATCGGATGAACAAATATGTGCGATTGCAGGAATTAAAGAAGGGGCAAATGGAATCGAGATAAAGATGAATGATAAGGAAAAAGCATTGGAACTCCTCGGAAGACATCTAGGTATGTGGAATGATAAGATAAACGTCGAAGGACAGGTGGAAGCCAAAAATCCGTTTGCGGATCTGACGACAGAAGAATTGAAGAAGTTGGTCGGCGATGGATAGGAAGGAACGAATTAAACAAGGGGCTTTGATAGAACTTGCAAAACGTGAGTTCTTTTTTTATTGTCAATTAAAAGCACCGGATTTTTATAAAAGCGATAGAACGTTTTTAGTAAATCTGTGTAATGGGCTTCAAGAGTTTGTGGAGTCTAACGAAGAAGTGTGTATTGTGAATATCCCTCCAAGACACGGAAAAAGCAGAACCGCAGGAAATCTTGTGGAATGGTGTCTAGGGAACGACCCAACATATAAGATTATGACTGGCTCCTACAACGAGACACTGTCTACTATGTTTTCGAAAAATGTGAGAAATAGTATACAAGAGGAAAAAGCTGATGAAAGTAAACCAGTGTTTTCGGACGTATTCCCAGGAGTAAAAATAAAGTACGGAGATGGCGCCATGAATCTGTGGAGCCTCGAGGGTGGCTATAACAACTATCTTGCGACATCGCCTACCGGAACAGCTACAGGATTTGGATGTAATTTGATGATTATAGATGACCTTATCAAGTCAGCGCTTGAAGCAAATAATGCAACGGTATTGGAAAATCATTGGTCGTGGTTTACAGATACGATGCTATCACGTTTGGAAGAGGGCGGGAAAATTATCGTAATTATGACGAGATGGCACAGTGAAGACCTAGCAGGGAGAGTGTTGGAATGGTGTCAAAACAGCAACAAAAAATACCGGCATATAAAGGACAAGGCTCTACTGGATCCCGCTAGATGCTTAATGCTCTGCCCGGAGATCCTCAGCTACGAGTCTTATAAAGATAAAACGAGCGCGATGGGAGAAGATATTGCCAGCGCTAACTACAATCAGGAGCCAATTGATCTAAAAGGACGGCTATACACAAAATTTAAGACTTACGAAGATATACCGCGGGATATTGGCGGGAATCAACTCTTTACGGAGATTAAAAATTACACCGATACAGCTGATGAAGGAAGTGACTACTTATGCAGCATTACTTATGGAGTGTACAACATGGAAGCTTATGTGCTCGATATAATCTATACTCAGGAGGCCATGGAGCACACAGAAGGAAAAGTAGCAAAAATGCTATTTGATCATAAAGTAAACATTGCTGATATTGAGTCGAATAATGGAGGGAAAGGATTTGCGAGAGCCGTAGAAAGCATTTTACAGCAACAATTCCAAACAAATAAAACATCGATTAAGTGGTTTCACCAGTCGCAGAACAAAAAAGCAAGGATTTTATCTAATGCAACTTGGGTGATGGATCATATTTACTTCCCAAAGAATTGGCGTGATAGATGGCCAGATTATTATAAAGACATGAATAAGTATCAAAGAGAAGGTGAAAATGCACACGATGATGCGCCGGATGCAACTACTGGAATCGCTGAGAAAATAAGCAAAGGTAAAATAAAATTAAAGACCTTTAGAGGAGGAATATAAAATGAATGGGAAAAGACCATACAAATTGCCGGAACCTCTTTTATGTTCCGCTGACAAAGAAATCAATATGGTATTAGTGGATGAATACATTCGAAAACATGAAGAACGAATGCAGAGATATAGCTATCTTGAGAATTTGTATAAGGGATTTCACGATGTCTTTCGCTTACCGGAAAAAGAAAAATGGAAGCCGGATAACCGACTGGCAGTGAATTTCCCACGGTACATCACCGAGACTTTTTTAGGATATGCTTATGGGATTCCGATTAAGAAATCACATCCGGATGCAAATATCAAGGACGCGATCCTTGAATTTGACCGGGATAATGACATATCGGACCAGGAATATGAGCTTGCGAAGAAGTGCTGCATCTACGGACATGCTTTTGAGTATTTTTATCAGGACGAAGAGGCAAAGACAAAAACAGTAATCTGCAATCCAAAAGAACTGTTTGTGGTCTATGATGATACTGTAAAGAATCGTGCGCTATTCGCTGTCAGATACGGAAAAAGAGACGATAATGTTACAAGGTATGGCGAGATACTTACAAGGACAGAAATCATCCCATTTGAGGGAGAGAAGATGCAGGAGAGTGCGCCGAATCCCTATGGTCGCATTAATTGCGTGGAATATTTGTTAAACGATGAAAGAATCGGACTGTATGAAGAAGTTGCCGGTATGATAGAAGTGTACAATAGAGTGATCGGAGAAAAAGCAAATGACGTGGACTCTTTCGCGGAAGCATATCTTGCGGTGCTCGGCGCTGAACTGGATGAAGAGGGAGTTTATAAGATTCGGGACAATCGGATTATAAACTTATATGGCACGGATAACGCGAAAGATATTATCGTGCAGTTTCTTGGCAAGCCTACGGCAGATGGAACACAGGAGAATCTCTTGAACCGATTGGAAGATTTGATTTATCAGACAAGTATGGTAGCCAATATTTCTGATGATAGCTTTGGAAATGCTTCCGGAACCTCTCTTGCTTATAAATTGCAGTCCATGAGCAATCTTGCGTTGACGTTCGACCGTAAGTTTGAAAAGTCCATGAGAAAGCGATACAAGCTATACTGCTCACTTGCAACGAATGTTCCGGATCGTGATGCATGGAAAGATATTGACTTTACAATGAGCCGAAATATCCCAAAGAATCTCCTCGAAGAAGCGCAGACGGCGCAGGCACTGGAAAGCATTGTATCCAAGGAAACGCAGCTGCAAGTTTTATCCATTGTAAAAGATGCGTCCGAGGAAATCGACAGAATGGAGAAAGAGGACGAAAAGAAGCAACAAACAATCGTAGAAAAGCGGATGTTCGGAGGTGCGGTAGATGGACAGCAGGACGTACTGGAAGAATAGAGAAGATGAACAGCGGAAGAAGAATATTAGGGATGAAGCTGAATATGCAAAAGAGATTGAGAAAATCTATGTGAACATGATGGATGAAATCCAAAAAGAAATAAATGGATTCTATTCAAAATATGCCAAAGCAGAGGGGATCACAATCGCAGAAGCAAAAAAGCGGGTATCTAAAATGGATATTGATGCATACAGTCGGAAAGCAGCACAGTATGTTAAGGACAAGAATTTCTCGAAAGAAGCCAATGAGGAAATGAGACTTTACAATGCAGCTATGAAGATTAATCGATTGGAAATGCTGAAAGCTAATATCGGAATGCATCTTGTCGGTGGTTTTGATGAGCTGCAAAAGTATTTTGAGCAGATTCTAACGGATAAAACACTGGAAGAATTTGAACGACAGGCAGGAATCCTCGGAAAGACTATTCAGAACAATGCGAAGATGGCACGATCAATTGTGAATGCTTCTTTCCACAATGCAAAGTATTCAGACCGTATTTGGATGTATCAGGACATGCTAAAAGCTGAATTGTCAAAACTGTTACAGACTGGTTTGATACAGGGTAAGAATCCAAGAGTACTGGCAAAGCATCTTACCAAGCTGTTTGGAGTAAGCCGGGCTAATGCAGAGCGACTGATGGCAACAGAGTTGTCTAGGGTACAAGCGGAAGCGCAGAAGCAGTCCTATATCCGCAATGGATTTGATGAGTACGAGTTTATCGCAGAGCCTACTGCTTGCGCGATCTGCCGGGCATTGGATGGAAAACATTTTAAGGTATCGAAGATGATGCCAGGAGAAAATGCACATCCAATGCATCCGTGCTGTCGGTGCAGTACAGCTGCATATATGGATGATAAAGAGTATCGAGAGTGGCTGGATGGGTATTCTAAGCATGGGATGAACTTTGAGGAATGGAAGAAAAATGGAAAATCTGTTGCAAATGATTCTGCCTCTGGTATAATGAAATTGCCAAGATACAAGAATGCTGTTATTCCTAAAGCTAAATTTACACAGTATGCACTGAATCCTGATAAAGATCCGAATAAAGCAAAGGCTTTTGAAAAAGCTCTCGGCTACACTATGGATAATGCGGATGATTTAATTGAGCAGATAAATAAGAATCTTTCGAATTATGAAGCTGTAGAAAAAGGAAATCGAGGATGGGGAATGACATATGAGGTCGTTATGAATATCGTAGGTCCTAACGGAAAGACGGCGAAAGTATTGACAGCTTGGATTGATGATAAAAATAGCGGAGAAATGAGATTGACAACAGTCCATGTCGATGATTAAGGAGACGAAGATTATGATTGAGCTTTACGAAAAATATAAGTTAAAAGATGGGCGAACTGGGACGGTAGTGGAAGTCTTGGGGAATGGAGAAGCTTGCATCTTTGAAATTGACAAAAAAGGAATTGAAGATCGGGTTGTAACTGTAACTCGGGAAGAAATAAGCGAAAAAGTATCATAGATACCACCAGTCAAAAAGGCCGGTGGCATTTTTATACCTATTTAGGAGGCTGATCTATTTGATTGTAGTAAATGTAAACGAAGAAAAAATAACATTGAATGGTCATGCAGGTTATGCGGAGCCGGGAAAAGATATTGTGTGTGCAGCTGTTACAGTGCTTGTGCAGACAATGGTGTATGGTATCAAGGCACTTACCGAAGATAAACCGGAATATACAGCATCTCCGGGGAAGTTTGAACTAGAAATAAAGGATTTATCAGAGAAATCAAAAACTTTGGTAGATTCTTTTTTTATTGGCATTTGTAAGATAGCAGAAGAGTTTCCGGAGCATGTGAAAGTGAGGTGAGAAAATGAGCAAAGCAGAGAGTTTTATCAGAGTGACGACAGTAAGTGAACAAGCATTAGTTCTTGAATTTGCGCATGAGGGAAGAGCATATCTTGTGAAGAATTTTACGGATGGTGATGTATATGTTGGTCTCAAGGATGGTGCGACAAAAGAGGAGAGTATGTTAATTCCCGCTAATACAGCGCAGTGTGTGATTCTAAGGGATAAAATGTACTTTGATAAGGATGGAAACATCGTCCAAATCATCCCCACAGCAACCAGCGAAAAAGGAGTGGAAGTACAATGCTTAAAATGGTAGATGGAACTGGAATCATCGGTGTTGATATGGTATGCCCTCTAGGCGGTGCTGTATCCCCTCCACAGCCGCCGAATTATGACAAGGTAGAAGTGGAAGGGGTAGGGAGCCTAACACTCCCTAACAGCTTAAAGGCGCCTCTTGAGAGGGTGGAACTGACCGGCAATAGTGTGCAGGGCGAGAATCCAGCGCCGGACAATCCGCAGGAGATTAAATCAGCAGGACGGAAAAGTAAGAATCTGTTTAACATAGCAGATTTAAGAGTTGGACAGGTACAAAAGGACGGTACGATAAATGAAAAATCAACGCATTACAGAACTGCTATTTTAGATGTGCCGGAAGATGCAAAATATCGTATTACATTTAAAACAAACACTGATTACAATATGATTTATTTTACACATGCATATATAAATGGAGTATATTCAAATCCATATGTGAAAGTGTATGGAGGAAATTCCAACAGTCTAATATCGTTAAAAAATGGAAAAAACATATTATCTTTTAGAGCAACAAAAGATGATGCGATAATTGGCTTTCCCAAAGACCACAATATTATGATTGCGGCAGAATCGGAAACATTAGATTATGAGCCTTACGGATATTTGTTTAATGTGAAAGTTACTGGGAAGAATTTACTAAACTTACAAAAAGAACCCGATGTAAAAGGCGCTTATCAAGGTTGGAAGGTAGGAGATGGCAAAAAAACTATTGTCTTAAGCATTAAAGACAAAGGTAATAATGTGGATATAACAAAATGTAGTATTGGAGTAAGCGGAAATGGTATCAATCCTAATGATGGACTTGGTTGGATAGTGCAAGACGGAACGATTTTAAGAAGTGAAATCAAAACTACTAACCCATATGTCACTATATATCCTCCAAATGAAACGACTGTACAGAAGTTTTTAGGTCGATTTGAAATACAAGTTGAATATGGAACCACTGCCACCCCTTACGAGCCTTATACCGAGCAATCCGTACAAATCGCCCTTAATGAGCCTTTGCGTGGTATCGGAGATTACAAGGATACAATCACAAAGGATGGAGTTGTGAGAAAGATATATCCGCCGTATGAAATCAACTTAAATGATTTGAGAGATGGTGGCTACTCGAGGACAAACACTGTGATGTTTAGTGTAAAAGTGCAAAATAAAACAGTAGGATATGCAAGTTTGAAACCGTCTATTCTCTGTAATATACTTCCGGATTGCGGCTTGCAAACGGGGAATATATACAATGACGACAAAGAATGTATTGCCGTAGGCGGCGCTATTGTCTTATTTAGAGTAAATAAAAGTCGATTGAAAGACATATCATCTTTCGAAGCTATAAAGCAGTCATTTATCGAACTTATGGCGGACAAGAAGATGATTGTGGAATATGCCCTTGAAACACCAGTAACCGAACCTCTCCCAGAATCTGCACAACAGCAATTACAAGCCCTGCACAGCGAGAACGGAGTGGCACATGTATTTGTAGACAGCGGAGAAGTACCATGTGGAATCAAACTCACATACAGAAAGGAGATTTAATATGAACTACGCAAAAATCATGGAAAACGGAACTGTAAGAATCAGCTCCATCAAGAAAGAGGGCTACAAGCCACTCAAGGAAGAGAAACCAGAGGGATTTAGTAACCTTGTCTTTGTTGGATACACAGAGACAGAAGAAAATGTAATCAAAGAATACGAGGCAGTCGATGACGGTATGAGCGCCTACGGAAAGTTACAAGAGGACTTAAAAGCAACACAGACAGCGCAGGAAGTCACAGACCAAGCGGTGCAGGAATTAATCCTTGCGACTATGAAAATGGGGGTGTAAATTATGGCACAGTTTTTGGCAAATAGAATCAAAGGTGGACACTTGACGATTGATGATGTACCGGAGAGCTTGAAAGAGCAGGTGCAGGCGTTACTTTAGGAGGATATTATGCTTAAATGGCTGAAACAGAGATTTTGCAAACACAAGTACCGTAAGCACTATGATAAGGCTACAAAAGGGTATGTGCGGCGTTGCGTGAAGTGCGGGAAAATTGAATAGGAAGGGGAAAATGAGAATGAATTTTATTGAAGCATTAAAAGTGATGAAACAGGGAGGAAAAGTCAAACTTCCGTCTTGGGGCGGTTATTGGTACTGGGACAAAGAAAAAGAAACAGTCATGATTCAGTGCAGACCGCAAGACTCTGAAAAAGGAGAGCTCCTTGATATCAGAGAAACTCAGAGAGTTGAATATACTCTTCAAAATGTGGCTTCTGATGAATGGATGCTTGCCGACGAAAGCAACTGTCCTGTATTAGGCGGAGAATCGACATTTCCGTTTTCCGATGCTATTAAATACCTGAAACGTGGAATGAAAGTTGCTCGCAAAGGATGGAACGGAAAGAAGCAGTATATTCAGCTGGCAACTGGAATCTCGTATACATTTGGAGACAATGTTGTAAATTGCGAACACGAAACTATAGGCAATCAGGCAATCGCATTTGTTGGAACATCTGGCGTACAGATGGGGTGGCTTGCAAGTCAAGCTGATATGCTTGCAGATGATTGGGTGTTTGCAGAATAAGTAGGACATTAGCACATAGAGATATGTGTTATTTTTATGCCTTTTTCCGGTAGGCGGTAAAGAACCGGAAAAATATTTTAAAGCAACGGTCTGGACAGTGGATGGACTGGGGCAGAAAGGAAAAGATATGAAATTTAGAGAATTTATGGCATTACAGTTATTTGCCGAAGACGAAGGAACTGGGGCAGAAAGCAATGGATCCGGCGTAAATGGCGAAGAAACACAGGGCAATGAGGGAGATCAGGGAACTTCCGGTAATACGTTTGAGGACTTTTTAAAAGATGGGAAGAATCAAGCGGAGTTTGATAGACGTGTTAGCAAAGCAATCGAAACAGCACTCGGAAATGCGAAAGTGAAATGGCAGGAAGATGCTGACCAGAAAGCGGAAGAAGCAGCTAAAGTTGCAAAAATGAATGCAGAGCAGAAACAGCAGTATGAGATGGATAAGCTGAAAAAAGAAAATGAGAGATTGCAGGCAGAATCTGTAAGGAATCAGCTTTCCAGAAATGCGGCAGGAGTGCTTGTGGAGAAAGGTATCGAAGCAACGCAGGATGTTCTTGATTTTGTTGTTGGAGTTGATGAAGCAGATACCAATGCAAGAATTGACACTCTGATGAAAATCGTGGAATCCCAGCTTAAGAAAGCCGAGATCGCCAGAGCAACCGGATCTACACCAAAAACCATGACGAACTCAGGAAGTCCAATGTCTGAATTCGAAAAGAGACTTGCAAAGTATAAATAAAGGAGAATGTGAAGATGAAGAATAAAGAATTTATGATGTTACAGTTATTTGCGGCAGGAGACAACAATGATATGCCGGTAAGAAGCTACCAACTTGAGTTTAAAAGCCTTTTGGAGGTAGTATTTAAAAAGATGTCTTATTTCGCGGATTTTTTCGTCGGCGAACTTGAGGTACTGGATGGAGTCAGAGAAAATGAAACAGCCTTTTATGTAAAAACATCAGACATTCCGGTTGTGGTTGGAACTGGGTACGATAAAACAGCTACGAAAGCGTTTGGAACGGGAACAGGGAACTCTAGCCGTTTCGGGGAGAGAAAAGAGATTATCTACGCGAACACGCCGGTTAATTACTCTTGGGGATGGAATTACCACGAGGGAATTGACCGACACACGGTAAACAATGATTTTGACGTTGCGGTAGCAGATCGCTTGGAACTGCAGGCGAGGGCTAAGACAAAGCAGTTTAACAAGCAGCACGGAAAATTTATTTCCACATCTGCCGGAAAAACTTTAAGTGCTACTGATTATACAGAAGACAATGTATTAAAGCTGTTTAATGAGCTGTCTAAGTATTTTAACAACATCGAAGCAGTTGGAACGAAAAAAATTAAGGTTTGCTCCGATCTGTACAATGCCGTTGCGGATCATCCTTTGAATACGTCTGCTAAAAACTCCACTGTAAACATTGATGGCAATGAAGTTGTGAAGTTCAAGGGATTCCTTGTAGAGGAAATTCCGGATGAATTATTCCAGTCCAAAGAATGTGCCTATGCATATATTGCCGGAGTTGCAAAAGCATTTACTGGAATTAACACAGCAAGAACAATCGAATCCGAGGATTTTGACGGTGTAGCTTTGCAGGGAGCTGGTAAGGCTGGAGAATTTATTCCGAACGATAATAAAAAGGCGGTAGTAAAAGTAACTATTACGGGGTAAAGAGTATGCTGGATGATTTAAAAAAGCTTCTGGGAATCGAGGATGATTCTCTTGATTCGAAACTGGAACTGATTCTTAGATCTGTGCAGGGGCGGCTAAAGCTCCTGCTCGGAGGAATTGAAGTACCGCAAGAAATGAATCACATTGTCGTGGAAGTGGCAGTGATCCGGTTTAATCGTTTGGGATCAGAGGGAATGTCAGCTCATAGTGTCGAAGGAGAAAGCATGTCCTACAATGATAATGATTTTGATGGATTCATGGACGAAATTCAAGCATTTTTGGACTCGCAGAAAGAATCGAAACGAGGAAGGGTGCGGTTTATTTGAGATGTGATACAGAAGTCTTCTTCCAGTCAGTCTCGCCGAGGGAGTATGACGAATCTACTGGCGACTATAAAGAAGATACTGTACTGGAAGAAAAAAGACATGCCAGTGTTACAGATACCGGCACGGATACGATGAATCTTGTGTACGGTGCTATAAAGCAGGGAAGTAAGACGGTGCGATTACAGATGCACTATAAAAAAACGTTTGACCGTATCCGGATAGGTAACACCCTATACAGAGTGGATTTTGAGCGAAAACTGCGGGCGAAGCATGTGTTTGTAATATCGGAGGTGCAAAGTGGCAGAAATTAAATTTGAGGGAATTGCAAAGCTGAATAAAGGCTTGAAGAAGAGAATGGATATGAGCGCAGTGAAGACTGTTGTAAAAAAGAATGGCTCTGAAATGCAAAAGAAAGCGCAGAGGAATGCTCCGGTAGATACTGGAAATCTTAAGAACAACATTGGCTTGGAGATTTCAGATGGTGGAATGACTGCCACAGTAGAGCCGACAGCCGAGTATGCACCTTATGTAGAGCTTGGAACCCGCTTTATGGAAGCTCAACCGTTTTTGAAGCCTGCATTTGAGGAACAGAAAAAGCAGTTTGAAAAAGATTTGAAAGAACTTGTGAGGTGATATATGGATCCGCAGCAAGAATTATTTACAAAATTACTTACAGAGATCAAAGCATTAGGATATGACGTATACGATGGCTTTTTGCCACCGGATGGTGCGCCGTATCCTTTTATTTATCTTGCAGACAGTCAGCAGACAGACGATGCCAATAAAACGGCTGTCTTTGGCAATGTGTATCAGACAATCCATGTTTGGCACAACAATCCGAGGCAGAGAGGAACAGTATCAAAAATGTTGTTGGCAATTAAAAATACATGCAGAAAATTGGATCACACCGATAATTTTGCATGGGATGTCCGGAATGTAAATCAAAGGATTTTGCCGGATAAGACCACAAAGCAGCCGCTTTTACATGGGCTGTTAGAAATAGAATTTAGTTTTAGTTAGAGAGGAGAAAAAGCATGTTTAAGACAGGTTTACAGTTATTTGCAGAGGCGGTATCCGGTAAGAAAATCGTTTATCTGTACCGTATTGCAGAAAAAGCAAAAACAGAAGCTGCAAAAAATCTTGCATTCACAACAGAAAATGGAAGAACAAAAAGTAAGGATGCGGAGTCTACGGCTACCAAAGACGGATCTATCCGTACACCGGGAGCTGCAGAGACAGAAATTACTGCAACAGCCGTATTATCCAAAGGAGATAAGCTGATTGCTGAGCTCGAAGATGCTATGGACAGTGATAAACTTATCGAAATTTGGGAAGTGAATTTAGAAGATTCAGCAGAACCGGGACCGAATAAATTCAAAGGGATGTACTTCCAGGGATATCTTACAGAGGTAGAAATCACATCTTCTGCGGAAGAAAATGTGGAAGTATCTCTTACTTTTGGTATTAATGGATCAGGTAAGAGAGGGGATGTCACAGTGACTACGCAGCAGCAGGAAGTAGCAGCCTATGTATTTAAGGATACTACGCAGGAATCGTAATTCCCTCTAGTGATACCGCCTTGATTGGTAGAGGGAAAAAGAGTAAGGCAAAAGCGGACAAGCAATAGAATGTGTACATAGAGGGCGGCAAGACCGCTCTCTTTTTGATGGAGGTAAAGAAAATATGATGGAATTAACAATTAAAGGACAGGTATATCAATTTAACTTTGGAATGGGATTTTTGAGAGAAATTAATAAACAGACCAATGTCCCGGTAGACGGTGCTCCGGGAGTCAAAAAAGATGTGGGATTTCGGTACGCGCTCATGAATTTAATGGATGGAGACACGGAAGCATTGGTAAACGTCCTTGATATTGCAAATAAAGGTCAAGAATTAAGAGTTACGAGAAACTTTTTGGATGAGTATATCGATGATGAAAACACTGACATCGATGGATTGTTCGACACTGTAATGGGTTTCTTAAAGAGTGCAAATGCTGTGAAGAGAATCGTGAAAGAAGTTCTGGAAGCAGTGGAGAAAGAGAAACAGAAACTGAGTCAGAGGGATTAAATTTTGAAGATACCTACAAGGAAGTAGCCTTAAACTGCTTCCGGTATCTCGGCTTCAAAAGTTTTGATGAGGTCGACAGACTGACAATCCCGGAATACAACTTGCTGATGGAGGCTGTGCGATTAAAAGAGGTAGATAAGGATTACCGTAATCACCTGCAAGCCTTTTTAAATTTCGCTGTAAAAGCAGAGAAGAAAGTGGGAAAAGGAAAGACGAAGCCAGTTTACCAAAGATTTAGGAAATTCTTTGACTACGAAAAAGAAGTGGATCGCGTAAAGAATCGAAAACAAAAAAATGAAAGATTGGATATAATCGGCAGGATGATGAAAGGAGAGTGATGACATGGCAGAAAGCTATTCTGTGAAAGCAATATTATCGGCGCAGGACAAGGGTTTTACATCGGCTTTTAAGTCGGCGATGTCCTCGGCAAGCAGCCTTAAAAGTACTTTGACAAGCGGTCTTGGTTTCGGCATTATGGCAGGTATCGGTCAAAAAGCACTGGGAACGATTACATCCGGAATTGGCGGCATGGTGTCAGAACTCAATTCATCGAGTGCTGCATGGAAGACTTTTAATGGCAATATGTCGATGCTCGGAAAAGGTGCGGACGAGATCTCATCTGTAAAAAAAGAGTTGCAGGAGTTTGCAGAAGATACAATTTACAGCGCATCTGATATGGCAAGTACCTATGCGCAGTTGAGTGCGGTAGGTATTAAGAGCACGAACAAGCTTGTAAAAGGCTTTGGAGGATTAGCAGCTGCGGCAGAGAATCCAAAGCAGGCAATGAAAACCTTAAGTCAGCAAGCCACGCAGATGGCAGCAAAGCCGACAGTTGCATGGGCGGACTTTAAACTTATGATCGAGCAGACTCCGGCTGGTATTGCAGCGGTAGCAAAGGAAATGGGAATGTCGACAACAGAGCTTGTGCAGAATGTGCAAGCCGGAACGATTGCGACAGAAGATTTCTTCGATGCGATTGCGAAAGTTGGTACAAATGATGCATTCACGAAGCTTGCGACAGAATACAAGACAGTAGATCAGGCGATGGATGGTCTGACCGAAACAGTAAGCAATAAGCTGGCACCGTCATTTGATGTTTTATCCGGTCGAGCAATCAAGTCTTTGGATGGAATTATTAATAAGTTCGGAGAAATGGATGGGGATGCAATCGCCGGGAAATTAACTTCATTTCTCGATAAGGCAAGCGGGTACTGGAATGTATTGAAAACAGAGACTTCTGAAGTAAAGGCTGCTTTTGGCGATGCGTTTTCTGCGATCGGAAGAGATCTCGGAAAGGTTACTGGTGCGTTTGGCTCTACAGAAAGTATCAGTTCTTTCGCCGGCGTAATGGATTCCGCAAGCGGTGCTTTGCAAACGTTTGCCGGATTTTTAGAGGATCATTCTGAGGCTATCGCAAAAGTGATTCCTCAGATTCCCAAACTTGTCGTTGCATATAAGGGCTTTAAGATTGTAAAAAGTGTTACTCCGTTTGTAGGAGTATTTACGAGTGCGATCGCAGGTCTTGCAGGAGCAGGAATAAGCAAAATCGCAGGCAAATTGTTTGGAATCTCTAAAGGACAAGAAGCAGTTGGGAAAAGTAGCGCATCAAGCTCTAAAAAAATGATGGCATCAGCAAAGTCGTTTATGATGCTCGGTACCGGAGTTGCTTTAATAAGTGCAGGCTTCTTCCTTCTTGCACAGGGTGCAAAAGCGGTAGCAGATTCAGGGCCATTGGCAGTGGGTGTGCTCGCGGGACTTGTGGCAGTTGTAGCAGGTCTAGGACTCGGAATGATGAAAATGCTATCTACAATGTCCGGTGGGACGAAAAAACTTGCAGCAATGTCAAAAGCGATGATTGCTTTTGGGGCGAGTTTATTGATGGTGAGCGCCGCTTTTTATGTCTTATCCAGTGCAGCGATCAATCTTGCCAGTGCGGGACCACTTGCGATCGGCCTGATGGTCGGTATGGTAGCGGTAATCGCTGGACTTATGATTGTTGCAAAAATGGTAGGACCGGCATTGACCGCAGGAGCTGTCGGCTTGCTTGCTTTCGGTGCAGCGGTACTCGTGGCGGCAGCAGGAATGATGTTATTGACTACTGCATCTATCTCTTTAGCAAATGCAGGACCTTTAGCTGTCGGAGTTATGTTTGGCCTGATTGTGGCAATCGGTGCCTTAATGGTTGTAGCTGCAGCAGTGGGACCAGCTCTTACAGCAGCTTCAATCGGACTGGTTGCATTTGGGGCGGCAGCACTACTGGTTGGAGTTGGAGCATTGCTGGCAGGAGCTGCGCTTGCAGTGGTAGCTGCGGTACTTCCGATTGTGACAGCTTACGGCACAGCGGGTGCTACGGCAATTTTGCAATTATCCCTTGCGATGATGGCTTTTGCAGCAGGAGCAACGCTCGCAGGAGCGGGAAGTATTATCCTCGGTGCCGGACTTATGGTCGTAGGAGCGGGGCTTGCTTTGGTGGGGGCAGCGGTTATTGTAACAGCAGCAGGCATGATGTTATTGGCAGCAGGAACACTGGTACTCGGGGCAGGGCTTTCACTTGTTGCATCTAGTATCATGATCGTGGCAGTGGCACTTCCACTTGTGGCGGCAGGCGCTTTATTGGGTGTGGCAGGATTTACTGCTTTAATGGCGGTATCAGTAGCACTAGGTGCATCAATGTTATTGCTTACAACGTCCTTTGCATTGCTTGCTGCTTTATCATTAGCGGCAACAGTCGGAATCGCTGCATTTGGAGTAGCAATGCTCGCAGGAAGTGTAGGAACACTGGCAATGGCGGCAGCTCTTTTATCCGTAAATTCAAGCATGAAATCCATTTCCAAAAACGCAAAGTCAGCGCAGAAATCTATCACGAGCATGAAAGATTCTGTCAGCATTGTAAATGATGGATTGGATGCGCTCGGAAACAAGGCAAAGAGCGCAGTAAACTCCCTTGTGAGCGCATTTAACGATGGTGCAGGAAGAGCAAGGAACGCTGGGCAAAAGATGGGAGACGGAGTAAAAGATGGAGTTACAAAAGGGCTTCAACCTCTTCCAAATATTGCAAATCAGACGATGAGCAGATTTAATTCTGCATTATCTTCCGGTGCAAGCAGAGCGATCACAACTGCAAATATGATGTCAGTATCAATCGTGGCGGCATTAAGCAGCGCAGCTCCGGGCGCATATAGCAGCGGATTAAGTATCGGTATTAATTTTGCAAACGGATTGGCAGCAAGTCTTGGAAGAATCCAATCAATCGCTGCGCAGATGTCTGCAGCTGCAAGTTCTGCGGCGGCAGCTAGGGCAAGCATGCCAAAGACGAGAAGCATTATTCCGGCGGAAACGGTAATGGAACCGATGGCAGCGACTTACGGTCTTACTTATGCGATGGACCGCAGTATAGACGTACCTACGATTGCAAGTGTAGACACAGTAAGAAATACGCATGTAAGCAGTTCGTCTGGAGGCAGGGAATTATCCGATGAATATAATTACCGTGGAAACATCACATACACTTTTGTGGTCACGTCCGAACTGGATGGAAAAGAAATTGCCAAAGCAACAGCGGTTTATACGCAGGACGAGCTTGAAAAGCTGGAAAAAAGAAAAATGAGAAGGCAGGGATACAGAAATGTATAGCTTTATAGATGTGAATGAGTATCAGAGGGGCAAAAATCTCCCCTCTGAGGCTATGAGTATTAATGGAAAGTATATCGAAAATGAAATTGAGGGATACCGCACTTTGCAGGTGGAAGGCAGGGAATTACTTGAAACAGAGGTAAGTGATTTTCAAATTGGTTTCCAAAGTGGAAGTAAATATCAGGACAAAAGAGATCCAGTCCGTGTTATTACGGTTCATTATTCCCTTACCGCCGATTCGCCGGCTTCTTTCCGTGAAAAGTTTAATAAGCTTACCTCGCTTCTCGACCAAGAGCAGGCGAAACTCATTTTTAACGATGAGCCGGATAAGTACTTTATCGGCACAAAAAGCGATGTAGATTCTGTGGATCCTGGTCTTTTAAGTGTAAAAAGTAGCTTCTCTTTTTACTGTGCAGACCCTTACAAATATTCTAATCAAGTCAAAACGGCAAAAAACAATGGCGGTAAGACGATAACTCTGGTCAATGCAGGAAATAAGCCGGTACCGATTACAGTAAGAAGCAAGATGAGGTCAGAGAATGGATATCTTGGGTTGGTATTGGAAGATCGTTTTTATCAGGTAGGAAATCCCGGAGAAGTGGACGGGGAGATGAAGGAAAAGTCCGTAAAATTATTTGACGATCATTTTACACAGGATAGAGGATGGATATTAAATAATGGCGTAACTCCACCAGTTACGCATGAGAGATTGCAAGTGGGTACAGTTGGATATACAACAGAAAATCCATCGCAGAACGAAGGATTTGTAAAAGCCACAGCTTACGGTACCGGCAATAGTTGGCATGGTCCGTCTCTTACCAAGATGATTCCATCTACAAGCGGGGGGTTGCCCACAAATTGGCGTGCAGAATGGAGATTCGACTTGAATACGGATGGATCACCGAATAAGCCAGTCGAGGTAGGTCATAATTCAGTGACGTTCGCAGACGAGAATGACAATGTGATCTGCTCTATCGTGTTTGAGGACAATAACCCGGTTGCGGAGCGGTCAGATATGGCAATTTACATCGATAATAAACGAGTTTGGGACACAAGAGAAACGACTGATTTTTACGTCACTGGACGAAATGATGGCGGTCCGTTTATGGTTGTGGAAAAAATCGGAAGTAAAATCACGGTAGCGTTCAGCAAGGATGGACTGCAAAAGACATTTTTTACAAACAAACCTAATGCCAAACTGAAGAAAGTGACTTGGTATTGCGCAGCATATCAAGGCAGGAGAGCAATTACAAACAATAATATCCGTGCGCTGAATGTGACGAAACATAATGTAAAGTATTATTATGACATTCCGAATTTTTTGCAAAGCGGCGATGTGGTGGAACTTGTTGGGGAAACTAACGAGTTGTTTATAAACGATATTAAAAACTGGGATCGTGTGGATATTGGTAGCGAAGTATTGCTCTTACCTCCGGGAGAGCATGCACTTGGCATAGCAGTGTCTGAGTTTGCGACAATGCCAGATGTAGAAGTGACATATAGAGAAAGGTGGGGATAATATGCAGTGGTTTATTATAGGAAGGGATATGAACGTGCTTGCGAATCCGTCGACAGATGCAGAAGGAAGCTTACCAATTGACGATAGCTCCGGAGGGCAGGAGATTAGTATTTCCAATAACGTAGCGACTGGTACTTATGATTTCGATACGATCGCTAATCATAAGGATTCCGAGCATGTTAAAGTTGGAAACTATATTGCCTTTATTGATAAATATGGAAAGCACCGATTGTACACGATTATGACAGCAGAGGGTGATTCTGAATTGTCCGTCCATTGCGAGGATATCGGACTGGATCTAATCAACGAGGATGCAGACGAATGGGATACAACTGGAAATCCGGAACCGGTTGCTGCAACAATGGAAAGAGTCTTGGGAGATACCGGTTGGACAATCGGAATCAATGAAATCGCAGATAGAAAGCGAGCAACAAAATACACCAGTCTGACTGACAGTCAACTGGCCAGAATTGGAATGATCATGAATACTTTCGAGGCAGAATGCGATTTTGAAATTATCATGGAAGGCTCAAAAGTGGTAAAGCAAGTTGTAAATATCTATCAGTCTCTCGGAGAGGATTTTACAAATCAGCGATTTGTGGATGGACAAAACCTTGTTGCGCTCAGCAGAAATGAATCTATCGAAGATCTATGTACTTGCATGCGGTGTTTTGGAAAAGAGAATGAAGAAACACACCAGCGGCTTACGATCGCAGATGTCGTTTATGATGATGGACGGTATTACAGTCCAAAGGGTCATACAAAGATCTATGATCGAGAAGCGCATGATAAGTGGTCTAGATTTAGAGCTTACGGATATGAGGGGCAGACTGAGTTTTTAGGATATATCAACGGCACGTTTGAATATGATACTGACAATGCGCAAGAACTATTTAATCGAGGACTGTCGGAATTAAAGACTAAAAACGAGAAGAAAGTTGCCTACGAGGCAGAATTGTATGATCTGCAGGCGGACATCGGAGACATGATACAAGTTGCAGATCATAGCTTTACGGAACCTACGTATATCTCTGCGAGAATCCAATCTGTGAAGAATCATTACACTGTAAAAGGAAAGGATACCGGAGTTTTAGCAAATTATAAGCTGCTGACAAGTAACCCGACAAAGGATGTATCAAAGTTGCTAGAGGATTTAAAAAATCAAGTTGTAAGTGTAAAAACCTCTGAAGTGTCTTATCAAGCAGGAGATTCTGGGACAGAAGTTCCTTTCGGGGTATGGAGTCCGGAACCAGTTCTTGCAGGAGCTGGGAAGTATCTTTGGACTCGCACAATTATTACTTACACAGACGGAAGTAGTACAACATCGTATTCAGTGTCAAAAAATGGTGATGACGGTGCTCCAGGAAATCCCGGAGATCCGGGGCAAAATGGTGTCGGCATCGAAGACATCGCAAAATATTATCTCGCATCTGCCCAAAATACCGGCATCACAACAAGCACTCACGGCTGGACAACCGCTATGCAGCAGATCACACCCGAAAAGAAGTATCTTTGGAGTTATGAAAACACAGCCTATACAAACGGCACATCGATAAATACAACCCCAGTTATTATCGGAGTGCATGGTGATAACGGAGCAGACGGAAATCCAACAGGGGTCACAGAAAGCGAGACAGAGCCTGCTGATCCATATGTAGGAATGCTGTGGAAAAACACTGGCACCTCTGGTGGTAGGGTGCAAGGCGCTGTGTACCGGTGGGATGGCTCATCTTGGGGACTGTTTAAATTTACAGCATCCAATATAGAGGCGGAGACGTTTAAAGGTTTTGATTTTATTGGAGCGAATTTTACAAGTGTCGATGAGTTTATTTCGCCGCACCACATCGATGATAATACCGTTGTGGAAGCAAAGCACAAAGTAAATCTTAAGATAAGTAAGGGAGCTATTGTAGCAACGGATGATTTGTACTTTAAGCAAGGTGATGGATGGACTTCTTCTCCGCAAGAACACCGATTGACACAACTTCTGGCAGGAAATGGAATTTATTGCTATATCGAAGATTATCGGACTGGAGAAAGAAAAAGGATGAGTTTGGATGCAGATGGTTTTGATCCTCCGCTGTCCTTTTTTAATCTTGTTTATCCCATTGGATCAATTTACATGTCAGTCAATCCAACTAACCCCTCAGAGCTCTTCCCGCGAACCGCATGGATGGAGTGGGGGCAGGGCCGTGTCCCAGTTGGAGTAGATCCCTCTCAAGCGGAATTTAATGCAGCGGAAAAAATTGGCGGATCTAAAACTGTAACACTTACAGTCGATCAGATGCCGAGACACACTCATAACGTCCCGAAACCGGAATGGTATGGGGTTACGTCAGAGCCAGATACTGGTTTCGGATTGCTCAGAACGAAAAATCCTAATAAAGACGGATCTGATGGATTTGTATCCGCTTCTGCCGGAGGAGGTAAGGCACATAGCAACTTACAGCCATATATAACCTGCTACATGTGGGTAAGGACGGCATAGGAGTGGAATAATGGAGATTAGAGCAAGACCGTAATGGTCTTATTTTTGTTGCATAAAATAAAGAAAGGATTAGGAAGAGAGTGGAATTTATACAGCAAATTTTGAGTATCTGTGGCGCCATCAGCATTGTAGGTGGAGCTGGAGCTATAATTGCAAAAGTAGTCCGACCGGCATTTAAGATATCCAAAAGAGTGGAGCAACTGGAAGCTTATAACGAAAAAGATTATAAGCGACTGCAGGTGTTGGAGGGAATGCAAAAAGCGCAGACCAAGTGTTTGGCAGCGATGCTTAATCATCAGATCACTGGAAACGGAATTGAAAGAATGAAAGAAATCAGAGATGAACTTATGGAAAGTATCATCGAAAAATAAAGGAGGATGAGTATGGAACAGATTATGAATTATGTCAAACCAGAGTTGATTGTAGTAGCAGTAGTGTTGTATTTTTGCGGTATGGGGTTAAAGCAGTCGCAGGCAGTGAAAGATAAGTACATTCCGGCGATTTTAGGGGCAGGAGGAATCTTCTTGGCAACAATCTATGTGATTGCTACTTGTCCATTAGGCACGATGCAGGAAATTGCGATGGCAGTATTTACAGCGATTGTGCAAGGCATTTTAGTGGCAGGTCTGAGTACATACATCAATCAGACAATTAAACAGCTTGGAAAAAATGAATAAAATAACAAAAAGCAAAGGGAGTCTTCGGACTCTCTTTTGTTGTGCTCGAAGGAGGAAGAGATATGAGTATTTGTAATGGAGTAGCAGGAAGTAGAGGGAGAAATCCAATCGGAATTTTTATCCATAACGATGCCGGTAGCCAAAATGCTAATGCAGCGTTTTATCGAAACTGGTTGCAAACACATCCATTAGAGAATGGATTTGCGCATTATTATGTGGCTCAGGACAGCATCTTGCAGGCGGAAGATGATTCAAATTGCGCATGGCATTGTGGAAACTTAGATGGAAATTTAAACTATTTAAGCGTAGAAGTATGTCAGAGCATGGGGGACTTAGGAGTTTTCAAACACAATGAAGAAAAAGCTTTTCAGCTGGTTGCAAGTAAATGTATCCAGTATGGAATCACACCTAACGAGAACACAATCAGATTGCATCAAGAAGTTTACGCGACAAGCTGCCCTCATAGATCAGTAGAGATTCACGGAGGCACGAAGTCAACGAAAGCATATTTTATCGAGCGAATCAAGGCTCATATCAAACAACAGACAGCGAAGCCATCAGAGCCGCCGAAGCCAAAAACTCCTCTATGGTATCAGGCGCACGTATCCGGTAAAGGTTGGATGGATGCAGTAAACGGAGGCACTGCCGGAACTGTGGGACAAAATCGAGCGCTGGAAGCACTCAAGATTGACATGCGTAAGTTGAACTTTAAGATCAAGGCTCGTGCTCATATCCAAAATATTGGGCTTAAGGATTTTGGCTATATTAAGCATGATACAGTCATCGGGACGACCGGAAAAGGCTTGCAGATGGAAGCAATTGAGTTGATTGCCGAGGGATTAAATGGTAAGAAGCTGCAGACTAGAGTGCATATTCAAGATATTGGTTGGACTCGTTGGACGTCCGGCATGATCGGAACGGTCGGCATGAACAAGAAAATCGAAGCGATTGAGCTTAGATTGGTATAAAATGAATCGGTGGCATTGCCACCATTTTGCCACCGATATAAAGATATAATACAAAGATATGAAAATCGGCAAAATCTGAACTGTTGAAAAAGCCTTGATTTTACAGTATTATAGGAGATGTGCAGAGATGTATGAAGATAAACTTTTAAAAGTTTAGGAATACCGTTCACACAGAATGCGTGACATTATTGCAGAGGAGTAGAGGGAAGAAATAATTGAGAAGAGATTAAAATAATAAGGAATATAAGAGCTATGGGATGCAGTGAGGTGAAGCATAGCTCTTATTTTTATGTTTTGAAAATAGATTTCTTTTTTGTTTCCAATAGGACAAAGTCACATCCAGTGCTATAATAAAATAATAGCTGAAACATATGGAAGGGAAGGAAAAACTTATGAAAAAAATAAAAAAACTTGTGGCAATCCAGCCGGTTTCTATTCTGGAAGAGAGTAAAGAAAAATTGAAGGAATTTTGTGAGGAAATCATTTTCTTTGATTCGCAGCCAGAGAGTGCAGAGGAGATTGTAGAAAGAATCGGAGATGCAGATGCGGTATTTGTCAGTTATACACATGCAATCGGGGAGGAAATCTTAGCAAAGTGTCCGAATCTTGTATACATTGGGATGTGCTGCAGTCTGTATTCAGAGGAAAGTTCTAATGTGGATATTGCTTATGCAAGAGAACATGGAATCACAGTGACAGGAATCCGGGATTACGGTGATGAAGGCGTAGCAGAGTATGTGCTGATGAACTTGATCGGACGGCTTCATGGGACAGATGGGCATCCGCCGCTTTTAGGAGAAAGTTCGGAGATTTCCGGTGCGAGTATCGGATTACTTGGGCTTGGGGCAAGCGCGCAGGCAGTCGCAAGAGCATTAGGCGCAATGGGAGCACAGATCAGTTATTACAGCCGGACGAGAAAACCGAAACTGGAAGAGCGGGAGGGGTATCGTTACTGTGAACTTTCAGAGTTATTAAAAGAAAGCGATGTCGTTTGTAGTTGCCTGAGTAAAAATGTGACGTTGTTATACGAGGAAGAGTTTGAGGCACTCGGAGAAAATACGATTTTATTTAACACGGCGCTGAGTCCTTGTTTTGAGCAGCATGCGATTGAGAAATGGCTGGACCGGAACAATACCTGGTATTTTTGTGACACCCTGATGGGACTTGGAGAAGAATCGCTTCTTGTGCGGGAAAATGTCAGATGTCAGAAGCGTTCATCTGGGATGACAAGGCAGGCCGTAATTCGGCTGAATAAGAAAGTACTTGAAAATCTGGAGAGATACTGTAGTGAGAATATTTTTTAG